ATCGTATGCCGTGTGACAGCAGCCATCTGGGGTGCCATCTAACACGATGAATGCAATGTCGTTCGATGACTTCCATTCAATGATCATCAAGTTAGGGATCTTAAATATTTCCCTTGCGTAATTGCAAAGCACGATATTGTACTTTCGGAAGTTTTCATGATCATTGTCAACTAAGCAGTTACGCGTAACCATCGCTAACTGATATAGCCCCTGATTCCAGTCATAGTGGTCATGTGGCAATGCAAATGCTGCTGTTACTTTCATTTTTCGTCCTCCAGTTTGATTGGCACTAGTTTGTAGTCCACATCTTCGTACATGACGCCTACGACCTTGCCAGTGTCTTTGCTGATGTAGATGTCATCGAACGTGTCGTCTCCAGTTTTCATTTGTGTGCCTCTCATTTCGCGCTGACTGACTTCACAGCCTGATCAGAATAGTCCTTGATGCTCTGCGCGTCTTTGATTGCCTGTGATAAGCCATTGTTTGCCTGTTTGGCGGCTTCTAACTGTGATGTAAGGTCATTGATGGTCTGCTGCTTTGCATCGACCTCAGCCTGTTTCTGGGCGACTGCTCGCTGGCCTTCAACGATCTTTTGCTGAATCTGGGCATCTTTGCTTGCCATGTCGTTGTCGTATTGATGTTTTAGGGCCGCATACTGTGCCTGCGCGTCAGACAACTGATGTTGCAAATCGGACAAGCTAGACTGTGAAGCGTTGATCTTAGCTGTCAGCTTGTCGATGTTGTTTTTGGTCTCCACGATGTTCTGGTGACCTTGCCAAACATTGTCGGCAATGGCGGTTGCACCGGCTCCAAACATAAGTCCTGCCAAAACAGTTACTGTAAATGTCAATTTTTTATTCATGATTTTTTCTCCTTAGTTTTTAAAGCTGTTCTTCCGTGAATAGCCCTGTGTGATAGTCATAGCGTGCAATTGTGATCGGTATCTTGTACCTGATCATGAACAGCAACATTTTCTGCTTAGAATCACGCGTCAGCGTGGCATTACCACCTTTGACGTCTACCACTTTCGTTAGCTTGCCATTTTCGTAAAAACAGAAATCCGGGGTGTATCTTCGTGCTGAATATCGCTTGCCGTTTATCACGAAAGCCGAAATAATCTCGAAATGTTCCTGCATCGTGATCTTCTGTGGCTTGTTGCGTATCAGCATGTAATAGGCGCCCTCTGCTTTGCTTGCAAATCGAATGCCATCAATTACGACTGGCTGCGCATTGTACTTGCCTCTGCGTCTCTTGCGGATAACCATGGCTAACGACTCACGATCTCTTCATGGCCGTTGTTGCGGCGGGGTAGCTTGATCTCAAATTCATCTGCCACTCGCTTCACGAACGTTGTTGACTTCCCAATCCGTTTTGCAACGCCAATCAGCGTGTCACATTGTGAGGCCGCTTCTGCAATTCCGCGCGCGTATTTGGCACGGGCTTCTTTTCGCTTTTTTGAAATCTTTTTAAGGCTGGTGTTGACTGATGTCTTCAAAATGTCCCTGTCATCAACACCGACTACCGCACGTTTCTCGACAATCGCTTTCTTTGATACAACGATCAGGTTATTGAACTCTTGCTTCTCCATTTTTGAAAATGCTTCGCTTTCAGAAATGTCTAGCTTTGCTGAATTTTCGTAGCGCTTAATCAATTCCGCTTTGAAATCGCGCCATACTTTGTCGCCCTGTTTGTAAAGCCGTACCGTTACTTGTGTCATGTTTTTGCCTCCTGTTGAAGTTCGATGTATTCCTGCTCGCTAATTGTCGAAATTAGCTTCTCGTATGAAGTAGTCATTGAATGACGTTTCTGAGAAGTCCAGTGTTGCGAAGTGTTTAGCTAACTCAAGCAAATTGAGCAGGCTTCCTGAAACTTCACCGTCAGTGCGAACACTTTCTGATGCTTCATGAATCATGCGTGTATTGGCCTGCACAATGCCCCCAACAAGCACGATGATGTCTTGCCACTGTGCTTCGGTAACTTCTAGGCAGTCTTGATCATAATCGCTCTCAATGTCCGCTATCGTTTGATTCAGGGCAATTTCATAGTCCCGCAAACGCTTATCCAAGCGTTGCAAATATCTATTTGTCATTTCTTCGGCTGTCACAGTCTTTTCCCCCTTACGTCCGTTAACTTTTCAAAATTCAATGTGCAATCTTTTGATTTTGGAATAATTCGGCTGATTAGTTTGCTGTTGTACATGTTCTCAAGCTCGTTCATCTCGTTGTTCGTCGTGATGATTGTTGATAGACGAGGCCTGTTGCTCTCAAAATCGAGACGGGCATTCGCAACACGATACATCAGCTCTTGCATATCGCGTCTAACTGGCTTGATGTCGAGCTTCATACCGCCTTCTGTGCCGAAGTCGTCCAGTAGTATCACGTCAGCCTCTTTCATTGCGCGCTCAATGCCCGCTAAACGCTGGCGAACGTCTGGTGCATCGTATTGCAAGCTCATTAGGTTACTCAGCTCTGCTGTTGAAATAAACAGCCCTGACTGGCCTTCATCTCGTAGACTCGTCAGCATCGCCAAAGCAAGTGATGTCTTGCCTGTTCCACGAGGGCCAAATAAAATCACGCTTTCAGGCGCTTTTTGCATTTGTTTAGCCAGCTTGTATGCTCGATTTCCCAGATCTCTTGATTTCTGCAAATCCATCTGCATTTCGGGCCGCCATTTGTCGAACGTAAACTTAGCGGGAACGTTGCCAGGAAAGACTGAGTAGCGATAAATGGCACGTGCCTTTTTACGGTTCAATGCGGCCATAGAGCGTTCGTAGAAGCGCTTCTCAATCTCTTCTTGAGTTGGCAGCTTGCTAACGTCCATTCCTCGCTTTTCGATAATTTTTTGCACGTCCGCATGTGTGAATAGGCCTTTAGTCGACTCCATATCCCCAGTTCTCCTTTGTTTCCGTGTGTTCTACCCGTCTTCCAGATGAAAACTTGCGATTTGCCTGTGCTGCCATGGTGTCGTACTTAGATCTCAGTTTTGCCGCGCTTAGGATGTTGGTTTGCCAGAAAGTGTCGATCTGACACCAGTCGATCATCTTGTGGATCTTCTCAAATGGTCGATGATCCAATTGATTCATCTTTCGAATGTCATCAGCCCATGCTTGCAAGTTTGGCTTTCTGTGTTCTGGATTGTTTCCTTTGATCTTTTCCCAGAGATAGATAGCTTCAATCATTTCAGGAGAGTCGTCAGCATATTCACGCTTGCGTGATTGCTGACTATCTTCTTTCTTTTCCTTCTTCTCCTTCTCTTCCTTCTTGTTTGTTGACACTTGATTGACACTTGATTGACGTTTGATTGACACTTGATTGTCATTGTCCTGATAGTCACACCACTTAGATATTGATATGACGCTATATTTAGTGTTTGATTTGATTGTCAGCATTCCGCTGTTTTCGAATTTCTTAACCCATCTCCACACCTGACGCCATGACACTTGATTGTCACGTCGCACACCATCATTCATCTCAAACGCCAGTGCGTGGGCTCCTGTAACCAGTTCTCCGCTTGTCACGGATACTTCTTGACCGTTGAATAAGAACTTGCTAGGAGCATGATTTGCTTTCATTAAAATAAGCAACCAAAGCTTTAACTGATTCGCGTCAGTCCATACGAAGGACTGGCGTATTTTTCGGTATACTTTTATCCAGCCTCCGTCTGCCATGTGATCACCTCAAATCAAAATGGAAGATCATCATCGCTAACATCGATTGGCTGACCGCTATTGGCAAATGGATCGGCTGTATTGGTTTGGCTTGCTTGTGCCGGTGTGCCGAAAGACGGATTAGAATTTGAAGAAGATTCATCTTTGCTATCTTTCCAACGATGCTGGATCTGCGGGAAAGCTGTTGGCTCCCACTTCTTGATATGCGGATAGGTTTTACCATTGTATTCTTCATTTTTGACGGTAACTTTAACGGCATGACCAGTGAAATCTGTAAGCATCGCCGCAAGATCAGCCCACGCCTTATGGTCTGGAATGCCAGCATTTTTGCCAATCATGAATAGGTATCCCATTGCATACTCTCCGGTGTCTTTCTTTGGATATTGGTTGTCGAAGATATGCTTGTTCTGATATTTCTGTGGAACGTCATTGCGAACAATTAGATCAAACTTGATAAACTCGCGATCTTTGTATTTGTCAAATCCAAATCGGTTAATAACACATTCATATACACCATCTTGAATGTCGCCATTTCCTTCTGCTGCTTGTGAGTAGTCCATTGTGATAGCCATGTTTTAGTCCTCCTGTTTGACTGATTTTTCTTGATTTCCAAACTTGAATAGCTCGTTAATTGGTACTAACTTTCGATTGTCTAATCTGTTTTTAGCAAAGATTGCATCTGTTCCCTCAAGAATGACGCCACGGCCATCGGTATTGGGATTAACTACTACGCGTCCTACAACGTCCGTCAGGCCCAATAGCCCGTCACGCACGCTGTCACGAATTGCTGGTGCATACTGGCTGAATGATTGCCCAGTTTCGCTTGTAACGTCTCGTGTGTTCTCCCAAGCGGTTACTAGCACGTTAACTGGTGCGTCCATGAAGATCATAGTCATGATACGGGCAAAGTAGTTTGTCCATCTTGAGTAATCTTGAAGCTCGTTGCCAATGCCGTTTTTACTGTGCCTGCCCATCTCAACAAACCAGTCTTTTTCGAACGCTGATACGTTGTCGATCACTAGATTGTCATATCCGGAAACACGTTCAGCCAGATTTTTCAGAAATTCTTTCCATTCCTCGCTTGGCTTGCTTCGGTCAAATGGCTGCACATCAATGTTCGGTGCACCGGACAGCACTTTTGAACTGTCGTCCAGATCTAGCACGAGGGTTTTGCCATCAAGATTGCGAATGGCTGATGTTTTGCCGACGCCAGGCTTTCCATAAATCAAAACTCGCCAGTTCTTTGTTCGATCAATTGCAGATGCATGTTTAATTGGCTGCATGATTTCCTCCTACTTAATCAATAAATGCTCACCGCGTGGCTTAAGCTCAGCACCTAGTACTTTTTCTCCGGCTTCTAGTCGTTCTCGAATTTTGTCTGTATCTGGTTCGCGTTTTACCTTGAATACATCAGCCTGCAAATTGTCTTGATCGATGTAAATTGGCTGTTTTCCGCCATTATTAGCAACACTGATAGTGAATAGCGGTGTCTTGATTTTGCGTTGATTAGTTTCGTTCATTGCTTCAACCAACCGCTGTGAAATAGTACCGAGGTTAGATTGATAGGCTTTAATCCGTGCTTCGAAACGGTCACGTTCTTTTTTGTTAGCTTCAATATCGGCCTTTATTTGGCGAATAACCCGTGCATATCCTTCGGCTTTGTCATTAATTGCATCCACGATTGAATCCATGGTGTCAGCTAATACTTCGGGATCAGTTGTCCCATCTTCAGCTAGTTCTAATAAACTCGCATATTTTCCTTGTAAGTCGTATAATGTTGACATAATAAGTTTCCTTTCTATCAGTCGTTGGCATGCGGGCCAGCGGCTTTTTTCATGACTTGTTTGATAATGAACAGGATTGTGTCGGCGCCATCTTCCTGACCCATCGCATACGTTTGGTGGAAATCAGTATTGTCGGGGCCATAATCAGCAGCAACCTTGCGATATTTAGCGATCTGGCGGTTCGCCTCGGCTATAATTCGTTCGTATTCCTCATTAGTCATCACGTCATCCCCTTAGTTTTGCTAGTCGTGCACGTAGCTTCTCGTTCTCGGCAAGTAGCATCTTTGCAATTGGTGTGTGGTTGCCGCGCATAATGTCTAACGTTAATTTGTTGTGTTCGTTCAGCAAATCACCAATGGTACGTTCTGCTTCATTCAATCCACTGCCTCCAATTTTCGCTGTGGCCTAAGCAGTGACCAATGATCACGCCGAAGCCACCAGCAATTAGTAAATA